TTCAGGTAGATGTCGCCACGGAATTCGTTGCGGTCAATGACCTCTGCGGTGTTGTTGGTTTCGTCGCAGACGACCTTGAAGTCGTACAGACCACGGCGACCCTGAACATCACGCAGATACGGTTCAACCAGGTTACGGAACGACGCACGGGTGAACTCGTCGTTGAACTCGAACAGGGTGAACTTGGAAGCGGTTGCAATCGCCTTCTCCAGCACGATGAACAGACGACGCACGTTGATGCGATCGAATGCCGATGGCTTGGACAGCAGGGTCTTGTCACCGTACAGGATGGTGCCCTGACCTGGGAACGAAACGACCGGGTTGACGGAGTTCTTGTACAGAACGTCGCGCTGTGCCTGAGTCGGATTCCATGCCAGCTTCACGATATTCTTGACCTGACCACGGTTGTAACCGGCAGGCGAGAACCAAGGATCGCGAGAGTCGTCAGTACGAGCCATCAGACCGGTGATGTCACCGCACAGAGGCACGTAACGGTACACGTCGTTGTACTTGTCGTACGCATACTTGTAGCCAGAGTCCAGGACAGCGTAGGACGAGGAACGCAGGCTGTTACGGAATGCGATAACGTCAGTCAGTTCGCCACCAGGGTTGCCGACGATGTCGGAACGGTCTGGGGAAATGGTCAACACGCAGTCCTTACGAACTTCGACAATGTTGTCGATGATGTAGTTGGCCAGCTGTTCACCATTGGTGCCGCCACGAGCCTTACCAGCGATCAGCAGCGAAACGTCGATCTGCTCAGCGTTCTTGAACACGTCCCATGCAGCGCCCAGTGCAGCAACCGAGATGGTCGATTCGTCAGCCGAATCAGAACCGCCCTGGAAACGCAGCGAGGTCGGAATCAGGTTGGTCGAAGCAATGACGGTGGAAGCGTTTGCCGAAGCAGCACCAGCCAGGTCAGAAGACCACCAAACGTACTGCGAACCCTGGTTCACAACGTCCTTGTAGAACAGCGAACCGCCCTGCTGAGACTTAGCGTCACGTGCACGAGACAGACCTTCGAAGACTTCCAGGATCTGACCCTTGGTGCCGGTGAACTCGCCGCCTTCGTCAACAACAACGATGTGCAGTTCGTCGCCCGTACCACCACGTGCACCAGCGTACTCGGAGGTGCCCGGAGCGCCAGAAACCTGTGCGCCGAATTCCCACTGACGGGTAACGGTGGACTGAGTGATGTTTGCCAGAGCCGAAACGCGCGAACCCAGCGTCAGGGTTGCGGTAGCAACGCCGTTCGAGGTCACGGTTGGGGTGGACTTCGCAATGACCTTGACAGACTGCTGACCGATCGAGGTGTTACCGATCGCCAGGATGTCGCCAACCTGAATCGCAGTCAGGATGTTCAGAGCGGTGTTAGAAGCGATCGCATTTGCGCCGTCGGTGTTCGTGACGGTCAGAGTTGCCGATGCAGCGCCAACCGGGAAGGTGAACATCGCGGTGGTGTTGGCAGCAGTCTGAGTACCCGCAACCGACTGGTATGCAGTTGGGCTGTCGCAGACCGAGATGCGCAGGGAGTTACCCATAGCACCCGGATACTTCGCCAGATATGCGGTGTTGGCAGGCAGCGTGGACGACAGGTAGTCATCCTCGTTCTTGATGGTGGTCGACAGCGTCGCGCCAGTGTTAGCAGCGGCGTTGTAGGCGTTCGCATCCGCAGCACGAGAGACAAACAACTGTCCCGAGTATGCCAGGTGAGAGGCAGCGGCGAAGAACGTCTCGGCGTTGTCAGCAGTTGGCTTGGCGAAACGGGAAACGAGCTCATCTTCCGAGCTCACCAGAATTGCCTGCTCAACTGGACCCCAACGGAACAGTCCTGCGATACCCGCGTCAGTAGTCGATACCGCAGGAACGACAGTGGTCAGATCCACTTCGCTCACATTGATACCAGGTGAGACTTGGAAACCCATTCTTATTCTCCTGTTATGGTGCAGCTTGTTACAAATTCAACAGGAGTATTTAGGGTTTCCTGCCGTCAGGACCACATGAGTCGGTCGAACTCTTCCCACACGCCGTCTTCGTGAATCTCCGAAGCATTGTGGTCATCGAAGAAGCCGAATGGCACCATGTCCGCTTCCATCATGGCTTCGTTGTGAGCCAGGATCTGTGCACGGACGTCGGACTCAACGAGGTTCTTGAAATACTGCTGAGATGTTGCCCAACCGATCAGAACCAGCGTCATGATCATGTCGTCGTGCTTGCCGTACTCGGCTTCGTAGGAGGATCCCTCCTGAACGAACGTCATGAACTCTTGGATGATGTCGAAGTCGCAAACCAACAACTGCTGGTTTTCGATCAGTGCCTTGAGCGCCATACAGCCGATGCGCTTGACGGCTGGAGACATCTTGACACCGAAGCGAGGCTTGGTCTGACCGAATCCGCCACCCAACACCTGACCCTTGCGACCGTTCTGTGTGACCATCAACAGGTTCTCGTTCTCGAGCTCCTGGTTTAGGATGTCAGCGATCTGGGCACCGATGTCGTTCGATTCAACCAACACCCAAGCATGGTTGTAGATCTTGGAAGCGTAGTCAACGAAGTTCGGATACGAGGTCGGCTCGATCGTGTTGTCACGGTAGGTGGCAACGACCTTGTATGGGAACGCGGTGACGTCCACAACGCTGAATGCTGAGAAGTCGCCGCCAACGCCGCGAGCAGTGTCAACGCCGATGATGTACTTGTGACCCTTGATCGGTTCTTCAAAGATCTTGACGTTGTTGGTCTTGCGCAACGGGTTGTCATAGCGAAGTAGGGCGAGCGCGGTTGGTGACAGCAGCGTGCTGGACGAACCGATGAACTCAACCTCGAATTCCTGACGGAACTGTTCTTCGCTGGTGTTGGCGATGGTCTGCTGCTTCCACGCTTCGTCGCGACCAGGAACGTCGGACCAGTGAACCGGGAATGCACAGTACTCGTTTCGACCGTCGACAGCATCCATCCAAATCTTCGCGAACTGCTCATAGCCGTTCGGGGTCGACGTGATGATGACCTTCGTCTTCTTACCCGACGAGATAACGGGGTAGGTGGACGTAAAGAACTTCTGCTGCAGGTTGCGATCGATGTGCGCGAATTCGTCGAGGTAGACCAGGTTGACGGACTTACCACGGATTGCGCTGGAGGACGTTGCGGATGCGAAGACTTGCGAGCCGTTCTCGAGCTCGACCTTACGCTTGTTCCACGTGATGACGCCGTTCTGCAACCACATCGGCAGGTTTTCGTAGGACATCTGGATACGATCCATGATTTCCTGCGCCTGATCCATCTTGTTCGCCAGGATCGCGACCTTGTATGCCTTCTTGAACAGAATGCACCACAGGATGTACGATGCCGAGGTCTGTGTCTTACCGACCTGTCGAGGCATCTTGGCGATCGTGAATCGGTTGTCCTCAACCGTCTGAACGAAACGCTCCTGGAACTCCCACATCTTGAACGGCACGACACCGTGGTCAAGCGAGATGATCTTGACGTATGTCCTGATGAAGTAGACGGGATCCTTGCGGCATCGCATCAACTCCAGAGTCTGTTCGGTCGTCAACTCCATCTGTGCACCCGCTGGCTTCAGCAGCGGGTTGCCCAAGAAGGAGAAGTCGTTATTGGTTGTGACTTGCTGATTAGGTACTGGAACCGTCATTCTCTTCGCGATCCTTCTCGCGTTGCTCCAGCATATCTAGAAAATCTTGCGTGGAACCATAGAAGTTGTTCTGGATGTTGGTCTGGTTTGTAGGACCAGCTTCAGCAGCCTTGGTGCCTTCAGGATCCGGCACAAGCTGGCGGCGCTGCTCGTGCAGCTTCAACAGTCCAGCTTGGAGGTCAGCAGCAGTCTTCAACAGGTTCGCTGCCACTTCAAACGCGCGCGGGTGTTCACTGCCCGCAGCAATGCGCAGGATGCCGTCAAGGGCTTCCTCCGCTTTATGCAGCAGGTCTTGGGTGTTCTTGCGCGCGATGGCGAAGTCTTCCTCCGCCTCCTTGTCAATCTGCGAGAGTTCTTGTGGGATTGGCTCGACCACAGCCGGGAGTGCCGCCTCTTCCGAGACGGACTCCTTGTACTCTGCATCAATGATCAGCGGCTTCATGCCGAGGGCGTCACTGATCGATGTCATGACTGGTGTAGAATTTGCGTCACTCATGCGTCTTTTTCGGTCACTTGAACGATGTAGTTCCAGTCGTCTTCAGCTTCGATGTCCTCATACGGAATCGTTTCATCGGGATCCGTAGTAGGCTGACCGTCTGCGGTAAGACCTGGCGTAATGTTGATGTTGGCAGCAGGCACAGTCGCGGATGTATTCGCATACAGGTCAACGTTGGTGACCTTGATGATCTTCTTGTTGTAGGTCGGTCCGAAGAACAGAGCCTTCATCGAGAAGTCCAGCGTCCAGATCATCGTACGACGTTCCTGGAATCCACCTTCGTATGTATCGGTCTGGCTGACGCCATTCAGCACCAGAGGCACGTCGACAGAGATGTACGGATCATCAAGCAACACGACTTCGTTGGTGAAGTCTGGTTTGAAGAACGGTAGGATCTGCTCAACAATCTGACAGCCGTCGTCATACGACTTCGTCATGATGTTCAGCTGGAAGTTGAGGTCGTACGCAACTGGCTGCCACAGCGACATCAAGCGGTTCTTGTCTGCACCCGCAGGCACGACAAAGCGCTGAGCCGCGTTCAGCTGACGCGGACCATCGTAGATCATGCCATTCATCTCGAACGACATGGCAGGCAAACTGAGCGCGAACGGGCGGTCGAGGTTCGGATCATCGTTACGACGAACGAGGAACTTTTCCTTCGGTCCAAAAGAAATCGGCACCCTCACCTTCTTGGCGACGGTGCCGTCTTGGTTCTTCTTTGTCAGAAGGATGTCGTTGAACATCGTTCCGAAGACAACCACGTAGCGCTTGATCTGCTCGTTGTACCAGGTGTGACCAAGCATGTATATTCCTTATCCTGCGCCAGCTGCCGCAGCTGCTGGTGCAAGCAGCGACATGATTGCCGGCAGTTTTGCGACGATGAAACCGGCTACAGCGGCACCACCGACGATGAGCCAACGCCAACGCTCGAGGGAGTTGATTCGACCTTCTAGGGTCTTGATCTCCGACTTCATGTCGTCGTGGTTCTTTTCAAACTTCTTGGTTAGCTCGTCTTGACC